GCTTAAGGACGCGCACTCTTCTTCGGAAGACGGGGTTTTGCCACATTGGCATTCTTACGCGATTTTCGAGTTGCACCTTTTCTGCGAAGACGGCTTCCATTCTGCGTGAATCTGCGCGCTCCACCTATGGTTGTTTGGTCACCACTAGTTGGTGTATTCATTATTTGTATTTGCTTTAAATAGTCATACTCGGCGCTATGTTCTAATTCTGGGTAAGACGATATCAAATTAGTTTCATGTTTCGACATGAGTTTATTCAAATTTGCCGACAACTCGAAGATTCTTGTCAGCAATTTTAAAAGTACCTTCGCTTTTATTGGAATTTTTGTACCTTCAGTAGTAGGATGATTTGTGAATAATTCGTTTATAAGTTTCATGTTCTGTTCGGTCAACGATTCGAGTTTCACATGGTTTAGTATATTTGCAACCGCAGTATTAATTATTACCAGAGCTTCTTCATCATCTGTTGTTTTATTTCCTTCAGTAATTAATAATCTATTTAGGCCATGAATGGGGTTTCTATATTTCGCAAAAAACGCACTCTCACCAAATTCCCCTGACACCGATTTAACGATATTTTTGTTTACAAGCGCCATTTTAAATGTGCCGAGAAAATAAAACAAACTATTCAATATCGACATGGGTCAACATGTGTCGTCGGCAGCACACATTGTGTAGTGCTAAACTGTCTAAAATTTCCCCCTCGACGGTTTTCTCTACCTCGTGATTGGCAATCCTTTCCTTGGTCAAATAAATCACGGCATCGAGTGCCTTGTCGTCCTTGATTTTGCGTTGCCGGACTTTTTCTTGGAAATATCGAAACTTGTCCGCCAAGACATTCCCGCAGGTAAAACACTTGATGGGAATAATCATGTGTGAAAAAAGGAGGTGTTGTGCGGTGTGTGTTTGACTTGAGGCGAGAGAATATTTAGTAGACACAATCGCGCACTTTCGGAGGAGAAACCTTGTTGGAATGTTGTTGAACGAACCACGACGAACCAAGGGCAATGACCAGCAACTTGTTCCAGGGCCCCCACGGTACCTACCTCCTCGCCAAACGCATTCCAACATTCCAACAAGGCTGTTCGGTACATTTTGCATGGCATTAATTTCTTGCGTTAGTAGAAGAATGAAATGGTTTGTTGGAATTGTTGGGATGATGATGATATGCGTGGGTGTATTCCTGGGATTTGCATTTCAAACAGGTGGTATCGTGGAAGGGGCAACTATGGAAAGAGAACGTCAACCGGCGCTTGAAAAAAAAACAAAGGCTTCGACGCCCAAAATCCCCACTGACACGGAAACACTGAAAGCCTTGGAAGAAGCTCAAGCGGCCATGGTTGACAAGGAGGGCGACGACACTTACCTGACGGCCTTTGAGAAATCGCAATCTGCACTGGAGAAGGCAAAGAAGGCGTATGCAACATCGGAGTTGACGGGTCTCGACAAGGAGAATTCCCAAAAAAAATTCAACTCGAACGGGACACTGTTGCAGTATGATGCAGTCATGCCCGTCTTTTGGGACAAGGCCCTGTTGGCCGGTCAGGACAATTTGATACCATTGTTTTACGAACCCGGTTCGTTTCGTGATTATGGCAAGTCGTATGTCCCGACGTACGAGGACAGTGTTTTTCTGAGTTCATCGACGGGATTGCCCGAGTATTCCGCCCTGAAAAATCGACCCGACCAGATGAGCGGATTCTGTGAACAGTTGGGTACAAATCCCGACGCATTGGAACAAAAGTGCAACTCGCTGGATGCAGATGTGTGTGCCTCTACCGAATGCTGTGTCCTCCTCGGAGGCAGTAAATGCGTGGCGGGAGATACGCAAGGACCAGCGACACCGTCGAATTACAGCGATTTTACGATTCAGAACCGCGACTTTTATTACTTCAAAGGCAAATGTTATGGCAACTGTTACCAAAATGGTGCATCGTCCATGTATGTCAACACGTCCAACAAGTCGCCGAACAAGGACGCGGTGACGGCAGCGCGAGACGAGCAAGCCAATGCCAACATCGCGGCTTCGATGAAATCCTCCAAGAAACCCAATCCAATTCGGGAAATTGGAGACAAATTGATGGAAGTCGCTGGAGAAAAGAGTGACCAAAAGCCCAAGGAGAAGCCCGTATACAGGGTGGGTGACGTCGTCAATGCCCAGTTTGCTACCAAAGGTGGTCTTTTTACCAAAGACCACGGTTACGAAGTGTGGTATCCGGCCACGTTGGTTCAAGCTTTAGGCGATGGTCGATGGACGGTGAAGTGGATATCAGGAATAGACCCGGTCTCGAGTCTGAACATTGCCAATTTCACAGCAAATGTCAGTGAAGACAATATCGAAAAGCCGGAACCAACCGCAACACCTACACTTTCACCTCGTTCATGAGGGAACACGTCGACTATTTTGACCGTCTCGGCATCTCGGTGACCTATTATGTTGGGCAGAATGCCCAAGATAATTTTGACATTTTAGACTTGGCCGTCTATGACGACTTGTGGTTTCATGTGCATGGCGAGCCGTCGTGTCACGTGATTGCAAAATTGCCGGGAAAACTGGACAGAAATGATATGCGGTTTGTGAAGACGCGTGGTGCGGAGTTGTGTCGACAATACGCCAAGGTGTCGACGGGTGGTAGGTCACGAAAAACGATTATGTGTGCTCGAGTCCAAGACGTCAAGAAATGCAAACGTGTTGGACAAGTCGAAGTGGAAAGGTACAGTCTCTTATCTTAAACCAACGACAGAACCCGCTTTGCGGGTTGGTCGTGGTCAATGACCAACCCAGACCTTGTGTCTGGGTTGCGTTTAAACCAACGACAGAACCCGCTTTGCGGGTTGGTGTGTCTGGGTTGCGTTTAGGGTAACCCTTGCAGCAAACGAGAGATGGAGCTCGTGCTGGTTTGGTGTTTTGAACCATGCAACATTTGATTGTAGTGGGACATGCCCACCGCAGGACTAGGGGCAGGAGTAGGACCAGGACCAGGAGTAGGACCAGGACCAGGAGTAGGACCAAAAGTAGGAGCACGACCAGGACCAGGAGTAGGAGCACGACCAGGGCCAGGAGCAGGAGCAGGGCCAGGAGCAGGAGCAGGAGCAGGAGCAGGAGCAGGAGCAGGAGCAGGAGCAGGGCCAGGAGCAGGAGCAGGAGCAGGAGCAGGAGCAGGAGCAGGAGGCCCGGGAGGTGTCTTTGCGCGACGCGTCAGCGTTTTCTTGGTCGTCTTTTTGGTGACGGTACGACGAGACGAGGGCGTTGGAGGCGCTGCGGCATTGCGGACCGCACGGACTTTACTGGCATCCTTTTCCGCGGCAATGGTGCACGACGTCTTGGGAACCTTCAAGTGTTCCCAGAATGTCAAGGCCGCATTCAACGGAACGCGATACGTCGACGTGTAGACGCCGTAACTTGCACCACCGGTTTTCGATCCCAGTTTGTTTAAAACATAGAGAGCCACCTGTTCCTGCGTCATATCAAAATTGTGATGCCAAAATTCCTTCATGTAGGCAATGGTTGTTTCTTTGGATTGCATAGGCACGAAAGTCCATGATTTCGTGTACTCATCCCAATGTGTTGTCAATTCTTCTGCTGCTTTTGCCCACAGCTCCTCAGATGTCATTTTCAAATTCGCCCAATGTGGTTGTAATGGCACATCCGACACCTTGGAGACTGGAATTTTAGCGATGGCGGCCTCAGCCGCAGCAATGGCTCTTGCATCTGCACCCGTAGAGGCCAATTGGGATTTTATGAATTCGGAAGCATTGCTCCAGGTCATCTGACCATACTCGTACGCCTTTTTACCGAGAGTGGCACTGGCCTCATACGCTTTGGTTTTCAGGGTGTCCGGGGCGACCCCGTAGTACGCTGCGGCCGCCATACCGATGGGTAGCAAGGCCGCCGCACCCATGGCACACATTTCCACAGCATGCAAATCGATGGAAATGACGGCTTCATTGTTTTCAAATTTGACAAAGTGGCCGTGAATGTTTTGCGGTATGCCCGATGTCATTGTAAAATCGAAATTTTGACGTTGCAACAAATAAGCGCGCAAATCGGGCGACCGAAAAATCTCCGTGGAAAATTTTTGGCGGGCCACAATTTTAAAAGGTTTGTTGGTATCGTCGCGAATGACCAACGTGTCCTTGTCTTGAATCTCAAAGGCGGGGTTCAATGCCGACCTTGGAAAGGTATCCAGGTCGGTGATAATCTCTAAATTCTGCCAAAACTCGAGCTCCGATTCATAGTTTAGCGTTCGTTTCAACACACCATCTTCCTTAATACCCGTCAATTCCACGTCGGCTTCGTGAGGATGAAATGTGGCGAATTTCCCTTCCACGATGCCCACGTTTGTTCTTCCGGCCAGTTTCGTTTTCGTTAAATTGACCGATTTCGAGTCCTGGTCGGCGTCCTCTTCCATCGTCACGCGACTCTTGAAATATGTGTCGGGTTTGACAGTAAAGGTAACGTCATGGGTGTTGGTAATGAGCAAGTTGTCGTGCTCGTCGAGTTCAAAATGGAACTCGTCGTCCGCCAAGGGAGACTTCTTGGGCGTCGTCTTCGGAGAGGGTGTAGTTTTGGGCATCTGCCCGAGACGCAATGTGGTCCAAAAGGCGACGCAATTTTCCAAGAGTCTGCGTTCATACGCCCGAAATGTATCAAACAGTGACACGTTGAAGACATACTGTCCGTTGTACGTGACCGCAGCATTGTCTAAATCTATCTTGACGTCTTGGAAGGTATTGCTGGAACTAAAAATTACATCCCGGACAACGACATTGTAGTCGACGCCGGCCATGGTGGAATGAAACACGCCGCCTTCGGTGAGGGTAAGCGTTCCGCCCAAATGAGGGTCGCGATGAACAATCAGCTCGTTGTGCTTCCCGCCGCGTTCAAAGCGAATCCCCGTCTTCTCAAAGGCTTGAATCGGACTTCTTCCCATGGATCCCTATTTACATAGATGTTACATAAAATTATGATTATGCGACGATGAACAGAGTTGTGTAGTGGGCTCCGTCCTCTATCTGGACTAAACTTGCCCCTTCAAACTGTCAGCCAGAAACTACTTGGTTAATTCGGGTTCCCCGCTAGAATAGAAGTGGTGAATTATCGACAACTGGAAAGACGGGCGAGAATTTCGCAGTGTTGTTGCGTCACCTCCCTTTCTCGTGCAAACGTAAATGGCACCCCTCACATACACTTTGCAGATTGGCGACGTGGTTCTTGTGAAAGACGCCTCGGGGGGTGGTCACAAACCCATCGGCATCGGCCAGACGTTGCGGTATCTTGTGGTGGGTTTCGGTGCTCATTTCTACCTGGCAAAGTTCGCACCGTCCGCGGAGTTTTTGGGAATTGTACACCGACGACGTCAATTGGAGGTCACCACGTGCCGTGGGAAAGTATTTGGTCCGCAGTGCGTAGGCCAGGTCCAGAAAATCCTGGGGTAAATGGAGGGATTTGCACACCTCGAGACCGTACATGCGGTCCCCGGGTCCATCCCGCAACACGCGGTCGTACACGAGTGCATCGGTTTCGCGGTCGTAATGAACAGCCATGTGTTGGATACGCAGGTGCTGTTGCTGCTGCCTAGACGGCTCATCGTACGACGACGTCAACGTGTGGACTTCCTCGAACCGCAAGATTTCGTGAAAGTGCGTGGCAAAGAGATAGGACGCTCGTTTGCTTTGCAACGTTTTCAATCCGGCCACGAAAATGCTCAATGCAGATTCCGTCTCGGTTCCGGAGCACAATTCGTCGCCTAAAACAAGACTGTTGGCATCGGCCATTTTGAGAATGACGCGCAGTTCCGACATTTCCACGGCAAAGGTGGACAGGCCTTTGAACAAGTTGTCGTTGGCGAGAATGCGGGAAAAGATGGCGGAATAGGGGCGATATGTGAATTCTGTGCACGGAACGTACATGCCGGCCTGCGCCAAAATGACGGCAATGCCCAAGGCGCGGATGAGGGACGTCTTGCCCACGGCATTGGTTCCATACAGCAGAATCCCGTTTTGGTCGAGATGGACGTCGTTGGCCACATAGGTTTCTCGTGTCTGCAAGTGTTCAATGAGGGCATGTCGCAATTGTCGGGCATTCACATACGAAGCAGCAGCAGCAGCAGCAGCTCCCGGTGTACAGTCCAAAGGAATAGACTGTGTGGCAAGCGTCGGTCGGCAGTATTTGAATTTGCGTGCCACAAAGGCCTTGGACAACAAGACGTCGAGTTGACCAATCCACTTGGCGGTATCGGTCAAGGAATTGTGGAACCGTTGTTCCAACGTCTCCAGGACGTCCAGATAGGTCGACGCCATGATGTGTTGCAGTTCCTCCTTTTGAGTCAACAAGGTGGCGCACACTTCCGACAACTGTGGACACGATATTTCATCGTTGGTACCGGAAGCATGGCGAAAGGTGAGTTCGGACCACTGAATCGCAGGGAACCTCAAGAATATGGGATACGCTTCGAGCAACGATGCAGGAATGGGTTTCCCAAGTTTTTCTTTGAGAACGAGTGCCCGCTTTTTGGTGATTTGCAACGAGACGCCCGACTTTTCCGTCTCGTGGATACGCACAAATTCTGTGGTCAGTTGCGCGTTGCTGCTCGCGCGAGGTTTGTCCGATTGCATGAGGTCATTCAAGAAGTGATAAAAGGCGTGAAACAACTCCTTGCTGGATTCATTGGCAGCAATACGGACGTCGAGTTCGTCGGAAACGCCGGTGCAAAAAATGGACTCTTCGCCAAAACTCGCCATTGACTGGACGGTGGCGCATCGGTCCATCAGGAAATGGTCATCCAGGAACTGGAGAACCGCGTCCACGCGTCGACGGATAAAGCCAAAATCTTCCGTGTCGTAAAAGTATCCCGCTATCTCGCGAGTTGCTTGGTAATCCAGACACTGCCGCGTCGCAGAAAATGTGGCGTGCAACTTGACCAAGGCCGACGGAGTCAATTTGCGC